GTGCAATGTCTGCCTTGGCATCGTCTAACAACTGTACTGCTAATGATTTATTACTCATTTGAATCTCCCTGTTAATGAATCGAGCCAATCTCAATCCATGGCTAAATTATGCCTTAAATGATGGTATATGTCAAGTAATAGGCTGGGCGCGACCCCACTATACCCCGACCCCCCAAATCCTAATCTGGTTCCATCCGCGCCCCCATACCCCATAATCCACACAAATAACTCCACGTTTTTCCCAATCACCCCCCACTTCATCTAAACAACCCTTTACCCACATTTTTAAAATTGGCACTAGGACGTACCTAGTAATTACATCGCCTAAGATACCCTCCTCCCACACAATTACTACCCGTACCCCCGTTAATTAACCTTACGATACTTTACAAATGTGATTTATAGAAACACCCCCCGTCATCTTTTTTCAAGGTACTTGTTTCCTCTAATATTATTTTGTTGTACACTTCGAACATCTAGGGTTTTACGATGACCGAGAATAGATGGAAAATATAATCATTCCTCACATAGAAGAGGACGTACCGCTTCCAGCCAACGCTACCGAAGCCTTCCCAGAGCTGTCTCCAAAAGAAGAGCTAGACGCACGAGCTAGGACAATTTCGCTCCTTGCCGAGTTAAACAACACCCCACTTTCTCCTACTGCTGAACATGTGGCGCAAGCAACAGAAATTGCTACCCAGATGATGAATGACCCCAAGCTTAGACCTGAGTTTAAGAACTATCCTAATGAGACATTGGCTTATTTGGCGGGTATGGTGTCCCAAATGAACGTGCAACTTGTGGACGACCTAGCTGAAATGAAGATGTATGTGGTCAATAAGCTACTTTATGAGGTAGAACACGCCTCAAACGCCAAAGATAGACTGCGAGCCTTACGGGATTTGGGTGAAGTTGACGGAATTGACGCATTTAAGAAGCGTTCTGAGGTCACAATGAAGGTGCAGAGCATCGAAGAAGTCGAAAATGAGCTATTTGAGACTCTTTCTAGCCTAAAAAAGAAGGCAATTGACGTAGAAGTTAAGGAAATACCCTCTAAAAAATGACCGCCCAACGTAAATTAACTGCACAGGACATCGAGGAGCTTGAAAAAGCTGTCCCTACAATGCCTGAAAAGAAGAAAAGGCGGACTTTAGAGCTAATTAAGACATATAAAACCGATGTAACGCAGAAAGCAGGGAAAGAAAACTTCCTTGAATTTATTGACCATGTCTATCCAGGCTATAAGGTAGGTGAACACCATGAAAAATTGGCTAGAATCTTTGAAGATATCGCTGCAGGAAAGAAGAAGCGGGTTGTCGTCAACATTGCTCCGCGTCATGGGAAATCCGAACTTATCTCCTATCTTGCACCCGCATGGTTTTTGGGTAAGTTCCCTCATAAGAAAGTTATTATGGCTTCGCATACGGCTGATCTTGCTGTCAATTTCGGTCGTAGAGTTAGGAATCTCGTGGGTTCAGACTCTTATAAAGAAATATTTCCAGCGGTAGAACTACAAGCCGACAGTAAATCGGCATCTAGATGGGGGACTAACTACAATGGAGAGTATTTTGCTATTGGTGTTGGCGGTGCTTTGGCTGGTCGTGGTGCAGATCTATTTATCATTGACGACCCTCACTCTGAGCAAGACGCTAAACAGGGCAGAGCTGACGTTTTTCTACCAGCTTGGGAGTGGTTTCAATCTGGTCCTATTCAGCGTCTTATGCCTGGCGGGGCTATTATTGTCGTGATGACACGTTGGTCAAAGCTTGATTTGACGGGGCAGATTGTCAATCATATGGTCAAGAATGAGGATGCAGAAGACTGGGAAATAGTAGATTTTCCTGCAATTCTACCTTCAGGTAGACCGCTTTGGCCCGAATTCTGGTCTCTTGAGGAATTATTAGCTAAGAAAGCTTCTTTGGATGTGCGGTACTGGAATGCCCAGTATTTACAACAACCTACCTCAGAAGAAGGCGCTTTAATTAAGCGGGAGTGGTGGCAAATCTGGGAAAAAGATGACCCACCCATGTGTGAATTTGTCATTATGTCTTTAGACGCAGCTCAGGAGGCAAACAATCGTGCGGATTACAATGCGCTCACAACGTGGGGTGTCTTCTTTAATGAGGAGACGAACAACTACAACATTATCCTTCTCAATTCCATTAAAAAACGGTTGGAGTTCCCAGACCTCAAAAAGCTTGTCCTTGAAGAGTATAAGGAGTGGGAACCAGATGCGTTTATGGTTGAAAAGAAGTCCAATGGGGCGGCTCTCTACCAGGAATTACGGCGCATGGGCGTACCAGTCGGGGAATTCACACCTGGCAAAGGTCAAGACAAAATCTCTCGCGTTAATGCTGTATCAGATTTGTTTTCGGCAGGGATTGTCTGGGCGCCAGAGCATAGGTGGGCGAAGGAAGTAATTGAGGAGTGCAACGATTTTCCTAGCGGAGCTAACGACGATTTGGTAGACTCAACAACATTAGCCTTATTACGCTTTAGGCAAGGTGGATTTATTCGTCTGCCCAGTGACGAACCAGAAGATGATTTTTTATATAAATACGGCAGACGTAAAGCTGCGTATTACTAAGGATAAATTATGTCAATTGAAAAAAGTTTATACCAAGCCCCTGTCGGACTAGACTCTATTGTTGAAGAAGAGCCTCTTGAGATTGAGATTGTAGACCCAGAATCTGTAACCATCGGCATTGGCGGGATGGAGATTGAGATTGAACCTGCCGAACCTTCAGCAGAAGATTTTGACGCAAACCTTGCAGAATACATGAGCGAGGGAGACCTTACTGAGATTGCGGGCGATTTACTGGGTGACTTTGACGATGACATTTCGGCTCGTAAAGATTGGATTCAGACCTATGTAGACGGTCTTGAATTGTTGGGTATGAAGATTGAAGAACGAACAGAACCTTGGGAAGGTGCTTGTGGTGTATACCACCCACTGCTTTCTGAGGCACTTGTAAAGTTTCAGTCTGAGACCATTATGGAGACATTCCCAGCCGCTGGTCCAGTTAAGACTGTAATTGTTGGTAAAGAAACTCCTGAGATCAAAGACGCGGCTCAGCGTGTTCAAGACGACATGAATTATCAGCTAACAGATGTGATGCAAGAATACCGACCTGAGCATGAAAGAATGATATGGGGCTTGGGTTTAGCGGGTAATGCGTTTAAGAAAGTGTATTACGACCCACACATGGAGCGTCAGGTATCCATGTTTATTCCAGCAGAAGACATCGTGGTTCCATACGGTGCTTCTAACCTACAGAGTTCCCCACGCGTGACCCATGTGATGCGTAAAACGGAGAACGAAGTCAAACGACTTCAGTTCGCAGGGTTCTACCGTGATGTAGACCTTGAGACACCCAGCGGGGCTTTAGATGAAGTAGAAAAGAAAATTGCGGAGAAGATGGGCTTTAGAGCCACATCGGACGACCGTTACAAACTTTTAGAAATGCACGTAGACCTTGACCTTCCAGGATACGAAGATAAAGAAGACGGAAAAGAGACAGGTATTGCATTACCTTACGTTGTGACGATTGAAAAAGGTACACAGAAGGTTTTGTCTATCCGCAGAAACTGGAGACCCGAAGATGAAACTAAACAAAAAAGGCAGCACTTTGTACATTATGGCTATGTGCCTGGCTTTGGTTTTTATTGCTTCGGGCTTATTCATTTGGTTGGCGCCTTTGCTAAGTCGGGTACTTCTCTTATCAGACAACTCGTTGATGCAGGAACCCTATCGAATCTGCCAGGTGGCTTTAAGACCCGTGGACTGCGTGTTAAAGGCGACGACACCCCAATAAGCCCAGGAGAGTTCCGTGACGTTGACGTACCAAGCGGGGCAATTAAAGACAACTTAATGACCTTGCCATACAAGGAACCGAGCCAGGTTTTATATAGCTTACTTGGAACCATTGTCGAAGAAGGCAGACGCTTTGCATCGGCAGGGGATATGAAGGTTAGTGATATGAGCGCACAGGCTCCTGTGGGGACAACTCTGGCAATTTTGGAGAGAACCCTGAAGGTGATGAGTGCAGTTCAGTCAAGAATCCACTATTCGATGAAACAAGAGTTGCGGTTATTAAAGGAAATAATCCGTGACTACACACCTGACGAGTACAGCTATGTTCCAGAAGAGGGTACACCCAGAGCCAAGAAAGCGGACTATGACATGGTGGACGTTATTCCAGTCAGTGATCCTAATGCAGCTACGATGGCGCAGAAGATCGTACAGTACCAAGCAGTTCTCCAGTTGGCACAAGGGGCGCCGCAGATTTATAACCTGCCGCAGTTACACCGCCAGATGCTCGACGTCCTTGGCATCAGGAATGCGCAAAAACTTATCCCGCTACAGGAAGACCAGAAACCGCGTGATCCGATTTCGGAGAACATGGATGCGTTGATTGGCAAACCTCTCAAAGCCTTTGCGTATCAAGACCACGATGCGCATTTGATGGCTCACAACAGTTTCTTGCAAGACCCGATGACTCAACAAGTGATTGGTCAAAACCCCATGGCGCAGCAGATTGCGGCGTCATTGCAGGCACACATTGCGGAGCATTTTGGATTTAAGTATCGTCAGCTTATTGAGCAGCAAATCGGTGGACCCATACCGTACCTCAAGGATGATGAGGAGACTCTACCCCAAGAGTACGAGATTCAGTTGTCTAGGTTGGTGGCTCAGGCTTCCCAGCAGTTGTTGGCACAGAATCAGGCTCAAGCTGCGCAACAACAAGCTCAACAGCAAATGCAAGATCCGATTATCCAGATGCAGATGCAAGAA